GGCGCGTCGCGCGGCCCAAATCTTCCGCCCACGGTTTGTCGCGATTGGGGTACTCATGCACCTGCACGCGACGCCCAAAGGTTGCCTCATCGCTGTCCACCTTAAACGCGATGCCCCGCAGTGAGGCATCCTGCAGATTATCTTTCCAGCTCATGGCTTTCTCCGGGCGAAAAAAACCCGCCGGAGCGGGTTAATGTTTATTTAAGGTGTATCTGTATCGAATAAGAGTCACCAGTTTTTACGAAAATAGAATCAGCTTTTTGATCATTAGACTCAAACCGCTGAACGCCTTTGAACTTATCCATCTTATTTTCGAAAATTGTAGAACTGTTGCCCGTCAGGTATTCAAAAGCTTTACTGGCCAGCGCCACGTTAATCTCATTCATCGATTTATCTTCATTTGCGAACAAATGAATGCTTATCTTATCAGGACACGGGGGATCATAAACGGTAACGTAAAGCTGAGGTTCATACTCAGCGTTGCTGTTATCGTCGAACGCCACTTCTTCCGTTTGCTCTTTGCGGAATGAATACTGATGCCTTAGCGTGCCGCCATCTTTGAATACCTGCACTTTCTGAGGTTTTTTCCCGATTGCGTTAATGAAATCCGTCTCATTAAAAGCGGGGTAGCACTCGCTGGCAGATACCCCACTGACAAAAAATAATGCCATTAAAAGCGGGAAAGGACGCATGAAGGCTACTCCTCAATTTGGATTAGAAAATCGATTATAACCCACATCAAGGTCAAACCACGGCAAAGCGCCACCTACTGGTTCAACGCGCATTCCGGGGGGAGAGTTTTCGAAAGAAACTTTAAGCTCTCCCTTTTGTGATGTTGCATCATCACGCATTAATGGACCGCTCATGCTTTGCGGATTTAGTGGAACGTTACCACCCTTTAACTGCTGCTCGTTGTTATACCAGCCGCCAGCCTTCCATCTTTTCTTAAGAGAATCCCAGAAGGACTCCGTTCCATCTTTCTGCGTGGTCGCGTCAGATATTTCGTTTAACTTTTCAAACATGTAAAGGGCAACGGCGATTGATACAGTCAGGGCACTGAGCTTACCTATCTTGCTCAATATGGCGAGCAGTCCACCTGCCTTGGCGGTAGCGGTAGTCAGTGATCCTATGACCTGAAGCGTAAACGCCCCGACCATCAATCCACCAATTCCAGTAATGATCCCATTCATACCCCCCAGCGCCCCTGCTAGACCATCTATTTTTGTCCAGACCTCCTCAACTACCGGACCAAACTTATCCCAGTTAGAAATAAGCAGCCCTATTCCTATCGCTGCCAGACGGAGGAATATACCCATTGGGGAAAGTTTCAGTCCGCGTCCCAAAATACCGAGCGCAAAGTTTACGCCCAGCAACGCAAGTTTTACTCCTACAAAACCGGCAGCGATGCCAAATGCACCACGAATCACTTTCGGATTTTTATCAGCAAATTCGGTAAAGCGTTCTGACATATCACCCAGCCAACTCACTAGCTTTTTTGCATCACCAGCAAACGCGCCGCCGATTGCCGCAAGACCGTTGACCGCAGTACCAGTCAGCGACTCCCAGATATTTGAAAGAGTACTTAGTTGGGCGTTAACGCGCTTATTAAGGTCCGCCTGCTTTCCCATTTTTTCCTGAATCTGGTCATAGCCGGTTTTACCTTTATCAATTAGCGCATTTAACACCTGTAGTGTTTCAGCGTCATCACCAAATATCTGTTTAATGATTGTCGTTTTTTGTTTGGTTGTTAATGACTGAAGCTTATTCAGTTGCTTGAAAAGATTATCAAGCCCGCCGAACTCTCCCTTACCATCGGTAAAATCTAACTGAATACCTTTTCGACTTAGCAGCTTGTTGGCTGCCTTCATCTTTTTACCATCGAAGCCAGCCTGGAATACTTTTCGGAGGGCGTTACCGGAAGCTTCCCCCTCCATCCCCATCTGATCCATCATCACTGAAATGGGGGCCAAAGCACGAGCCGCTGTGAGGCCATCTTTGCTGACCATCTTCAGAATTGAGCTGGTCTTAGAAAAGAAAGAGAGCATGTTGGTATCATCGACGCCCAAGTAAAAAGCTTTTTGGATCGTGTCGAATAATCCCATCATATCTTCTGAAGCCGTGCCGGTAGCATCCTGCATTTTTGCAGCAAATTCTGCCGCCGCTTCAGGTGTTTTCTTAAGCTGAACCGCCAGATAAGCGGAAGCCTCACCAACACCGCTCAGGATGTTCTGAGCCGGAATACCCTGCCTGACAAGCATCTGCATCATGTTCTGGAAATCAGCAGTAGTGCCAGGCAGTTTATTACCCAAGCCGATGGCCAGCTTATTAATTTTTTCGAAATCAGAGCCAACCGCGCCGCTGGCGTCCATCATGGCAACTTTCAGGCCTGTTGCGGCGTCTTCCTGTTTGGCAAAAGCAACCAGCGAACCTGTCAGCCCGGCGGCAAGGCCACTTGCCATGGCCATGCCGCCCCTGCCCGCTTCCTCTGCATCTTTACGGAACCGGCGCAGGTTCTTTTGCATGCGGCCAAGTGCAGGTGAAAGTCTGTCAACGCCAGTTATAAGCGCTTTCAGTTCAAATTCAGCCATTGGCTTTTCGCTCCCGTTCTATCCGGTTCGCCTGGTCGATAAGTAATTGCAGGCTTTTTAAGTCCTCGCTCAGGACTTCCAGAGGATTTATGCGCCAGTAACTGGCGCAGTCGAAGTACAGATTAAGCAGTTCTTTAGCTGTCAGGCCTGAAGGAAAAAACCGGCAACTACCCAGCCAGCAGCATTCAGGTCTGATGGCGACATGTCATCAACTGAGCTGGGTGGAATGCCGCCCAGCTGGCTGATGTATTTAGCCACAACGTGAGCCAGCAGCTTAACTGACTCATCCTGATTCATCTGGTAGGGATAGCCCAGCTCACGGACATCCTTGCCCGTTGGATCGCGCAGCTCCAGCACATGAAGTGTTTCACCATGTGCAGTAATGGGTTTTGAAAGCTGAAGTTCACTCACTGGAAAAATCCTTCTGTGCCGTGGAATTCGAGGTCTACCGTACCCTCTTCCGGGTTGTAATTTGCTTCACCAAACATATAAGCCTCAGACAGCACGTAGACCATGCCGTTAGCCATTTCCGAAGTAATGGTCATCTGGTCTGAGTCAGTCAGTTTGCTGATCGGGAAATTTTTAGGCACTTTAAAAGTGCCTTTTGTGTACGGCGCTCGGTGCGTCTCTTTGTAATCCACATCACCGGCCAAGCCGATCACGTCATCACGCACCTTGGTGTTCATCGGCACCTCAATGCCGCCGGTCAGCGACAGCTGCTGACCGTCCACCTTGAAATACGTAGTACCCGCAATCTTTGCCATTACGCGGTCTCCTCGCTGTATTGCAGACGGAACTGATTAAGCAGCGCAAAGACGCGCAGCTGGTTGACATAATCCGGCGGGAACAGTACGTCCACGCGGGTAGGGTCGCTGACGTTGCGATCAACCACCAGGTGCTGCTTGAAGAGGTCGAAGTTCTCCACGATCCCCGCCCGTTCCATGGTGCGATAACTGGCGCACATCTCACCCTTTAGCACTGCAGGCGTCACAATGGCCTGACCCGGACCGAAGCGCGTACCGTCATTCGCCAGCTTGTGCCGCGGGTATTTACTGGTAATGATGCTTTTCAGCTGACGGATAACGTAAGCGCTGGTATGCAGCGTTTCACTGTCCAGGTAGCTGTTGTCCGCCTCGCCATAGGCGTTTTTCTGATAGGTGGTAATATCGCGCTGAATGCGCAGCACGCCGCTCTCAGCGTAGGCCGTGGCAATACCGTGCTTCAGCAGCGACTGTTGCTCAGTCAGGGTAAAGCGGCTGCCTGCCGGTGCCGGCAATGCACCGTTCAGCTCACCGGTCTGAGTCGGTCGGGCCGGGTCATTGCGGATAAATACCGCGTTACGGGCGGTACGCAGCGCGACCAGCTCATCTGCTGCTGTCTGAACAGCAGGCTCATAACCGGCAACGGTAATATGCTGGTTGTTCATGGTGTCACCGAAGGCCACCAGGTCGGAGAGCGTGCCGATTTTTGCCGTGTAGACGTGACCGTAAAGCTGTCGTGCATAGCCCCAGCGCCCGGACGAATCGTTCATTTCCAGCGCCAGCGTTGCCAGCGAGGCCGAATCACTGAACGGCGTGCCGATGAAGTCAAACGGCTCATCGCCCATCGCGGCCACGGTTGCAGTCAGTGACGGTGAGCCCGTACCGCCTGCCATCGCGGCAATCACAGCGTTAACCCCGTCAGGCGTGGTTTCGCTCCCCACGGTGCCGTAGTAGTTCAGAGCCAGAGGAATGCTGTTGCCGGTAAGCCCCTTGTGGCGGGCAGTGAGCGTCACCACACCAGCTGCAGCTGCTGCTGTCACGGGCAGGTCTGCGTTAGCGTTAATTGCGGCTGCAAGTGAGGCGGCTACTGCTGCAGGGGCATCGCCGGTTACCACAGCGGCCTGAACGCGTACCGCGCCAATATAAAGGCTCAGCGAACCTGACGCCTGTGCGTTGCCGGTTAGCGTCACGGCCCCTTTGGCGGTCTCGCCATCAGGCTCAGTTACCGCGATAACCCACAGCTCACCAAATGGATCGACGGCACGATAGCGCGCCACCATACGGGCTAACTGGCTGCCACGACCTGCAACCTTACCCGCCAGTGCCGCTGACGGCATGATGGTGAGCTTATTTTTAACGATGGAGCTGTCGGCAGAGGCAAAACCAATCAGCAGCGATGGGCCGCTATCTTGCGTGGTATTCGCTTCGCTGTTGTCCATCTCCGCCCAGAACAACGGCACGCGGAGGCCTGACGGAATATTGGGGAACGAGACTGACATTATTCACCGCCCTTTTTCTTGGCGTCAGCTGCGGGCTTTTCTTCTTCCGCACTGACTTCTTCGACATCACCATCCGCAATGCGGCGGTGCCAGTAGCTGCTTTCTTCGACGTTCCGGCCTTCTGACGGCAGCAGATCGCCCCGGACAGGGTCAGGGACTGACCGCCCGCGCTTGGGTCTGAGTTGCATGATTTACTCGCTGAGGTTGATTTTGGTGTGGTGCTCAATGATGCCGTCAGGCCCGTTACCCGGATCGATGTAGTCAACGTCGATTTCGACCGTTTTCAGTTCATCCAGGGCGTCAAGATCATCCTGCTGGCGAGTGTCCTCTTCGGTGATTTCCCGCGTCAGCATGAATTCAAACTGGTAGTAGAGTCGGCCTCGGTCCATATCCAGAAGCTGTCCGCCGGAATACGCCACCGGGCCTGCATCTGAATCAGGTTCCCAGCCCAGCAGCGCCTTCCAGATTTGCTGCCGCACATCATGTACGGCGTCATACCCTGCTGCCTGACCGCGCTCGTCGCGCGTATTATCCAGCACTACCACCACCGCAAAGCCTTCAGTCACGTTCTGCCAGTAGTCGGTCAGAGACTTCTGCTCAGCGGTGACGTCTTCTGTCGGCACAACATACGCCGCCGGCAGCCGCATTTTGCCGGTTTCGGGAATGGCTTTAAATTCAGCCGCCCCGGCTACGTTACCCGCGAACATCGGACATCGCGCCCGGAGTGCGGCGATCACCAGAGATAGTTTCATTTCTTTTTCCTTTCAGGACGCAGGGAGGTACGCAGCGCACGGGTCAGTACATAGCGCGTCCATGTTTTGCGCGCCTCCAGCACCTCGGTCATATAGTTTTTACGCGGGGCAACGCGCCAGCCATTACCGCCGGACTTGCCTTTGTGGTGACTCTTTTTGCGCTTTGCGCCACGCTTGATGCCGTAGAACAGGAATGCAGGGTAGAAATCTCCCTCAATGAGGCGGTTTCCCTCGCCCCGCTTCTGGTTTGGTGCGATGCGCACCATCAGGCCCGGACGACTTTTTGATGCGCGAGGAACGTAATAGCCGATGGACCGCGCCAGCCTGCCAGTCCTGAATCCCGGATACTCACCCGGAGCGGAACGACCACGACGCATGACCAGACGCCTTGCATCACGCATGTGAACCTGACCAATCTGAATGAAGGCGCGGCGCATTTTTGCCCGGTTAAAAACGAGGTCTTTGGGCTGCTGAAAATCAACGTGTAGAAGCGGCTTAGCCATACATCTCTCCGTCGCTGTCCACAGCCCTCAACTCTTCGCACTCCAGCAGCAGGTAACGACCGGCTGAGTTGAGGTCGCGCAGGCGCTTAACGCGATATACATAACCGCCGTAAACCACCTCAAAATCTGAAGTGATCTCCCGTAGATAACGGATGGTCATGTAGTGGGTTATGGTGTCGTCAGCCTGAACGGATTCATGATAGGTGGTAGCACCTACCTGCCGGACCTTCGCCCAGACGTCCTTTTCATTCTGAAAGACCGGCTCTATGCCGTAATCCGCTGCGGCCTGATCGATGCGCTGCCGCAGGTGGATACGCTTATTCAGCTCACCGGGATCGGGCAGCGTGAATACTGCGCTGGTATTTGATGAACGTCGCTGCATGCTAATACCCCGATACCGGCAGACGCCGTGAGTAGAGCAGGAACTCAAACGCCTGCGGCGTCTCAGTCATTTC